GTTCTACGTGAGGTAATGTGGGATGTTAAGTTTGGTGGTAACTATAAGACATACTCTGTTGCTAAGGGTTACATCACCAATGACTTCAATGGTAAGACATATCCACAGATCATTCAAGATGTAGAAAGAGACGAGGTTGCAAAAGTATTCCAAGAAGTTAAGAACGTTGCAATGCAAGTTATCAAGAATGAAGCAGTTACTGTTACATCTGGTAATGACTTAACACAGATCATTGACAATACAATCGTAGATGATTGGGATGAAGATGAACTACTACCTAAGTGTGGTTCAGCAGTCGCTGCTGTTGACTCATTGATGGACATCATCATCGGAGCAATCGGAACTGATGCTGGCGTTGGTAATCTTAATGGTATACAAAGGACAACTGCTGATGGTGCAGATCCTGGTTGGAACACAGCACTCAACATACTATCTGCAACTGCAACATCAATTACAATTAACGTTGGTGCATCACCAGCGGGCGAACAATACGCCCATACATTTGTTGCTGCACAGTCAGGTGCAGTTATATCTGGTGGTAACTATGATCATACATTTGTCAGTGCTTCAGCTGGTGCAGTCAATGTTGTTAACGGATCACAGATCACACCAGTCAATGCAACATATGATGCAATTACAGGTATAATGGTATTATACTTTGGATCTAAGCATGGCGTAACAACATCTGATCAATTATCTCTAGATGATAATTCACTTACATTCACATGTTCTATGGATAACAATGCGTCTTCCAAGACATATCCTAGAACCAGTGATCCAATACAAGGACAGAATGTAAACCCAACTGCTGTTACAGATTACAGTATTAGTATTAACGTTGGTACATCACCATTGGTAGAATTCAATGTATCAAATGCAATCTACGATCAGACAACTGGATCTCTAGCATTAACTATCGGTAACCACAGTTTACCAACAGGTACATCAATCAGACTTAAGGAAGAGTCACTCATCTTTACATGTACTAAAGATCAGAACAAGACAACTCATGCATATCCTAGATCTGCTGGTAAGTACAGACCATCTGCATATCAGGATGGTAATTGCTCTGATGTTTGTGCAACAGTCAATGCTTTAATTGATATTCTTTGCAATACCATTAATGATGGTAATTTGAATAGTCTACCTCCACTAAGCAATGGTGAGTGGGATTGTGCTAATGTTCGTTCATCTATTGAAACTCTATTTGATATTCTAAATGATGCAATCAATGGAAAGACTCTTGCTGGTCTACCTCCACTCAATACAGGTGACTTTACAATCAATAACGAAGCATCCAAGTGTTTCCGTGATGTCACATACATCGTTGATGCTATTGTTAATGACCTTAGAGTTGGTGGTAACATCAACAGTATACAGGCTGGTGAAGCATACTACGTTGGTAACAGTCTAGAATATATTGACGGGGAGAAGACAGAGACACTAGACGCATGGAACTATGTTGGTGAGATGGCAACTGCTGCCATGAGAAACTTTGATGTTCTTGCATATAATTGTTCAACAACTAGTGGTTCTGCTATCGTTGATGTCAATGATACCCGTGGTATTATTATTGGTATGAGTGTCAAGGAATATGACGACACTGATCCAGTAAATCCTGCATATGTCAATGGACTGTTACAGGATAGTTCTACACAGTTAGTTACTAACATACCATCAGGAACATATGTTAAGAGAATTGTAAGTAACACACAAATTGAACTTGGTGTTAATGGTTCTAGATTGAATGAAGGTAACACAGTCAACGCCTTACAAACAAGTACAACAACAGAACTATACTTTGTGTATGAGAGAGGTATCTGGGCTGACACATTACCTACAACTGTAACTGTAGGACCTGAGTCAAGTAATCCTGATGTTATTCAAGACACAACTACATCAGCATCAAGTAGAGAGTGTGCAGGAACAGCAAATGCTATTGAAACATTAGTTGGTAACATTACTACTATTATTAATAGTGGTCTTGGCACAGTTACTAGACAAGAACAGACAGTCAACACTGCACTTCTTGCATCCAGAGCAACAGTGTTTACGATTGACGTTACTGGTGCAGGTCCTTCAAACCCACATGACTTTGAAACTGGTACACCAGTCAGACTTGTACCACGCCCTCGCTTTGATCAGACAACAGGTAGATATGTTGATGTTGACAAGCGTCTTGTTAGATTACCTAACGGATTTGAAACTAACAGAACATACTATGTAATTACACCTGGCAGAAGAACCGAACCAGAAAACTATGGTTCAACAACATTCTTTGATGGTAACGATCAAACAAGATTAATGCTTGCAACATCTAAAGAAAATGCTGCTGCTGGTATTTACATCTACGCATCTGAAACTGATGCAATTGATAAGGATGTTGAGATTGATCTTTATCAATTTGTAATTGATGATTCATATGATCTACACAACTACAAAGCATCACTAACAAATACAGTTAATGCTGGTATTATGACTGATGTGGCACACATCTTTGATATACCATCTAACTCAACCACAGCTCAGAAAGCATTTATCAGAGCAATTGAAGGTGGTGTGTTACCTCTAGTATCAACAGCATATGCTAATGATCCACAGGTTGCAGTCACAAATAGTAATGATGCAAACTTTGGTAGAATTAATCCTAAAGTTGAATTCTTTACTCGTTACCAGAACAATAAGGTAGTCACATTACATAAGACAAAGGCAGATGCAATCAACAATGTAAACCCAATTACATTTGGTGCAGGACAGACTGGCGTTGTATTCAATCTATTTGGTAACAAACGTCGTTCACCAATGCAGTATGATCCTGGTTTTGCTAGTGCTGCATCACCAGAGGGTAAGTGGTTTATTAATTGTAAGGATGAAGTAACTGGTGCACAAACCACTCCTACAGATAATATATTCTGGAGACTTAATCAGAGTGATTACTCTGATAGACAGAGATCTACTGATATGTGGTATCAACGTCTTACAGATGATCGTGATAAGGATGAAAGAACATACAAACTTCGTCTTGTTATTCCTAAGTATCTTGAGAATGCAAGAGATCCAATCAATGGATTTGTAATGAAAACAAGAACTGACGATACTCGTAAGTTAGTTCCTCAGAAGATTTTACTCAAACCAGTTGTTGGTACAGTATATGGTGCTCGTTTTGAGAACCCAGTCAATGCTGGTGAATATCTTGGTGATACAACTGGAACATATGATCCATACAAGAGAGATACAACAGGTGCAGGAATTGAATACCGTGCTATGGCAAAGTTTGTATCTGGTGTTCAAGCAACAATTCAATCTGGACGTAAAGTTAAGGACATATTAGATGATAGTATAGAATATACAGAATTAACAGTCTTTGACCATGGAATTGACACTGTTAATTTTCCTGGCTTGAGAAATGAGATATTTACTACAGTCAAGATTACTTCACCACAAGGTGGTATCTTTGTAACTAGCAAGGTAGACAACACTGCAAATGCAACAAATTCAGTTTCATTTGCTGGTAATTCATCAGGTCTTGCAAATATTCATGCTTATTACACAGTAGATGGTGATCATTATATTATAATCAAAAATATTAGATCTGGTACACTAGAGTATAGTGAGTTTGCAAACACTAGATTCACTCAAGGCACTGTCTTTGCTGACATGCTAGAGGATCAGGATATGGGCAAATCGCTACCTCTAAAAACACAAATTGCAAAAAATAATCCCCAGTTTTTCTACAAGCAAAACGGTGCGAATGTTTACACAGTCACACCTGGCGATAGAATACAAGATAGTGCTGGTGTTGAATACTATGTTGATAGTGTTGAGGATGTTGGAGTTATTGAAGATACATTCTACGTCTTCGGATATGAAACATTACAGAAACGTATCTCAGGTCAGCAAGATGGTATCTACTATCTAACTGCATTGCGTGGTAATATTTCTCCATTCCCAACTGGTGCTGGTGTAACTAATAACTTCAAGAAGTTTAAGTTCTCACAACCAGTTAGCAAACTATATCCTCTAAACTATAGAAACGATCCCCTTTGGTTTACTAAGTCTGGTACATCACAACTAGAGAAAGATTACTATGCTGGATTGATAGATCCACCATCAACATTCTCTGCTGCTGATAACTATACACATGGTCTTGTATATGTTAACGACTTCAAGGGATCAACAACTAGAGAGATGGTTGATGATCTTACAGAGCAACCAGCATTCTTGACAAATACTTATGATATTAAAGCACAGACAGGTAATGCTACATCTGGATCAGAGGATCGTTTAATTCCTATTGGTGGTAGTGGTGAAGTATCAATATCAGATACGAGATATTATATTGAATTAAGACGACCATCTATTGCAAGAGCAGGAAACCACACATTTGAATATCTCGGTTATGGTCCTGGTAACTACAGTACAGGTCTACCAATCAGACAAGAAATCGTTCTAACACCCGACGAAGATTTCTATGCACAGTCTAAGAAACAGGATGCTGGTATTGTATTCTATACTGGTATCAACTCACAAGGTGACTTGTATATTGGTAATAGAAGAATTAATGCTATTACTGGTGAGGAGACATTTATAGATGCTGCTGTACTAGCAGACGATGGTGACGAAGATGATACAATAGGAGGATTAGTTACTACATTTGACACTCCTGTAACATTCAACCAGAATATTACAGTTGTTGGTGGTGACGGACAGTTAGTAAGTAACTTTGAGTCTCCTGTAGTTATATCTGTACAAGATGGTGATTTCATACAACAGAAGGATGCTTTAATCATACGTTCAAATGTAGATAGCACAGAAAATGATCTTGGTCAAATTGAGCAAGATGAAGGATTAGATAGAACTTCATTCTCACCTCCTACTGCTGGTGATATCACTCTCAGCAAGAACACAATCAAATCTGCTGTATTCCAATTCAATGCTAGAGGAAATGGTCAGAGATATCTATTCCAGACACATACCATAGGTGGTATTGCTTCTAACATTACACCAAATCAATCTCAATTGATTGCAAGTGGTGGATCAAGAATTAATACTAATCAATTTACAACTTATGCTGGTGTATTACCATTACCAGGTGATGTATTACTTAAGGGATCTGAGATAGGTAAGAGTGGTTCTATTGGTTGGATATTATCTAACTACTTCTCACAAATTCCTAACATTCAAATTGACAATATCATATTTGATGGAACTAATGTTGTCAAACTAGAGTTTAGAGATTTTAACACTGGTGTTGCAATAACAAACCAAGAGATTGGAATTTCAAGTGGATCACAAATTAGAATTAAGAACTTCTACTTTGATCCTAGGTTAAATCTAACATGGCAAGTATTCAGTAAGCCTGGTGATGCATTCCAGACATCAAATAACTACGTTCATTTCCAAGTTATTGATCAGATCCCACAGTCAACTAGTCCATGGGAGACAATCATTGCAGGAACTGCACAAGGTGCTGTTGCTCCTACTATTGAGTTCTCTAACTCTAATTTCAAGGAAATTGGTGTAATTGGTGGTGAATCATTAAGAACAGAGACAGAAACTATTGGTGATTATAAGTTAGGTGTTAACACAGTTGCAAGATCACCACACAGTTCATATACAAATTCATTTGTAAGTTTAGAAACTGAACCTCGTGCAAACTTAGATGTTGTTGGTACAGCATTTATCAGTGGTAGGACAACTGCAGATTATTTACAGCATACAAACTTTGCTGATCGTGATAAGACTGATGTTGATAACGCATTCTTAGTTGGTGGTGATAGTGCATTCCCTAATGATCAAAGTGTCTTTAGAGTTGCAACTACAAATAGTGGTCGTGTTGGTATCAATATAAACAATACTCTATTAGATAGAGCACTCGTTGTTAATGGTTTATCTAGATTTACTGATGATGCTAGATTTGAGCATGACATTGAAGTCAATGGTGATAACGGTGTAATTGCTGAGATCAGAACATCACAGACAACAGGAACATTTAACTTAATAGATGATGCTACATTTGTTGGCACATTAAACTTAGGTAGTGAAGTTACAACTGCATACTTATTCAATGACAGCACAGCAGATCAGTTTATACATCTTGGTCGTTCATCTGAGCATAGTAATATATGGTTAGGTGTAACACCTGATAGCACTGGTGCAAATATTTCTAAGGTAGAAATTGGTGGTGCATTTGCTAACACTAATGAAGACTTATCATACACCAAGATCAAGACTAGAAACTTGAGAATTGATGGTGATGCATGGTTAGGATTCCGTAAGGGACTTGGTGAAACCACATCACTTAAATCACAAGCATCACAGGTTGATTTCTTCTCTAACACTGGTGGTCCTTCAATCATCAATTTTGCAACTAATGCATCTGAAATTAACATTGCTGGACAGGGTGGACAAACTACCATTAACAACCAGTTAGAAGTTATTGCATCTGCTAAGTTCAATGGTGATATCCATATGTGTGGTGGTGTTGCATCATTTGCATTTACTGGTGGAAGAGCACAGTTAGGAACAGATATAACCGCACATGAAGATGGTATTATATCTACTGCATTGTTCAATAAGAATATTGATATCTTAAATGTTCTTGTCAAAGGAACAAATGAAGAAGGATACAACCAAATTGATACTGCTGGTGCAGGACAATGGGGTGGAACATCGTATCAAAATACAGTCAATACTGGTGGATCAGTTGAACCCATCATTCTACCAGCAATATCTGGAGATGAATACTATCTACCACTTAAATTTGAACCAGTCAAAGCAAATGGTGATCCATATTTTGGAACCAGTGATTACATCATAGTTGATAGTGCAGTTGTTGGTACAGGTTCATCAGCAACAGGACATCCTGAGATTCTACAGATTACAGAACTCACAAGGATTAACGAAGCACCATACTACATTAAAGTCAAGCGTCAACCATTTGGTGCATTTGGTGGTGTATTAAGCAATCATGTTGATACTACACCAATATACAAAGTTAATGTACAGTTTGATGCTACATGGACAGAGCAAGCACTTGATAATGATACCAGTGCAACTGATTCAGTATATCTCTCAGAGTTTGGTGGTAGTCTAACAAACAATGATTATGTTATTATTGATAGAAACGACTCACCAAAAGTTCCAGAATATATTAAAGTCATCAGTCCTCTAGAGCAACAAGTACAGAAGTTTAGAATTTCTAATTGTGCTGATCCAGATGAGGATGTATTCGTAGTTAATTCTGTAACTGGTGAAGTACAAATTGGTAATCCAAATATACCAGGATCAGTTTTATCAGTCAACTCATCACTTATCATGGATGGTGGTTGTGGAACTCTTGGCACGACTCAGTTTACTGGTGATGCAAATGCTCAAACAAATGTAATTACTAACATACAGGTTCTAACTTCTGGTAAGACAATTGCTGATATTCAGAAAGGAGATCTTGTCACTGTTATTACAGATGGGTCACCTATAAAGATGACTCAAGATACTGCTGTTGACTTCGTGTTTGGCGGTGCTGTTTACTTAACAGATAAGATCATTGGATCATCATCAATAACTGGTGGTACATTTAAAGCAGAAAGAAATGAGAGAATAACAGCAACTGATGGTGGTAATAATGTAACATTTGATGTTGATACATGCACAGGTACAACAACAATTGGTACACATGCTGGTAGATTTGATCTTAACCTAGCATGGTCAAGTGCTGCTGGAATTCTTACAAATGCTAATTTACCAGCAGCATTAAATGATGATAACATAATTGCGTATAGTTACTATGCAGATCCACAGACAATACAGGGTAATGGTCCTAATACAACTATTGTATCAACTGCAACTGGAGGAGGAGTATTACAGATAACAGTGCAGCAACTTGGAGAAGGAACTGGTAAGTTTGCAGTTGGCGACCTAATTGCTGTAGGACCTCTAACATCATTCTCTAGCAACACTGGTCAACTTGAATTTATGACAATTACTGGTGTCGTTGATGCAACAAATGTGATCACTGTGAACAGAGCACAGGAAGGCACAGTTGAGATGAGTCATCAGGCTGCTGATGTTGTTAGAAGAATTATCAAACATGAGAGACAATCTCTAGTAGTTGATGCTCAGATTAGACAAAGACAACAAGGTGGAGTTCCAACTGACTATCTCTCTGTAATTCTAGAGAGAGGATATATCTCACAATCTAAACTTGATTACAGACAGTGGTTGAGATTTAGAAATACATCTACTGGCACTGAAATTCTCACCATCGTACAAGGCAGATTATATGGTAAGAACCATATGACCATAATGGATGAGCAAATAGGTGATGGTGCTAAGTCATATAGAGAGGGTAGTCTGAATGTCACAGATGCACTAACATTAAGTGGTGGTAACTTCACCATCTTTGATAGTGTCAAACAAACAAAACTATTCCAGTTTGTTAATGATGACGGACATGCTGATCACCAAGGTATATTGTATTGGGATGCTGCTGTTACTGCAAGGGGAGAGATCCGATTATATCCAACATCTTGCCCAGAAAATGTTCTGTTAAGTTTAAACTGTGATCCATCATTCTCAGTTGATAACTCTGGTAATGTAGTTGCTCAGAATTCATTAACAGTCACAGGTACTGCAGTATCTGTTCCTACAAAGGATGATGTATTCTCAGTACAAAATCTTGGAGTTGGTGGTGGTAGTGAGTTCACTGTTAACAGAGATCGTTCAATTGATGCATTTGGATTACAAAACTTCACTACATCAAGTGGTGCAAGACATGCAAGATACTTATCCGCAGCATCACCAGAAGCAGATCTAACATTGATTCCAAATATAGTATACATGGTCAATGTTCAGAATACACAAACATTAATCGTTACATTACCACCAGCACCACAAACAGGTGACATTGTAAGAATGATTGATGTAGGTGGTAACTTGAAGTTTGACACAACATTAGTCGTCAGAACTCCTGAGACTAGTGGCACACCAATACAGGGTGATGCAATAGGAACACTATTTGGAGATAGATTAACTCCATATCCATCTGGTGAACTTGTAGTACAAACTCCAAATGCAGGATTTGCATTAATATATCTTGGTTCAACTGATAGTAATGATCAAATAGGAATCCCAACCAGCGTACAGGGTTGGTGGTTAATGGAGGTATAATAAATGGCAAATTATAATAGGATAAAGGCAGCAAAAGCCAGTCCAGTTGGTACAATCATGCCATGGACTGGTAGTACAAGTTCCTCAGCACTGGTTGCAGATGCCATACCAAATGGATGGATAATATGTAATGGTAATCAACTCAAAGCAAAAGATTATCCAATACTCGCACAGGTACTAGGTAATGAATATGGTCCTACAGTAGAACCAGGTCAACCATTCGTTGGCATATCTAATTCATATCCAAGTTACAATGACGATGATGTCTTTAATTTACCAACACTTAATCAGCAAGTGCCAATGGATTTAGAGGGTAGTCTATTAACAGGTTTAGAATTGAGTGTTGTAGGACAATATATTTCAAAAAATGGATTTGAAGGTAATCAACCATTATCAAATGTGTTGTCATATATTGATGCAGAATTTATAACTAATCCAGAGGCAGAACTATCAGGAAAAATAAAAGGAATTACTTTAGAGGAACCATCATATTTTGATACTATTAGAACTATACCTAGAAAACTAGGTACTGAGCATACTGCAACACATACACATCCAAGACCATCAGATGGAAGTGTTTATCCATCTGTAGAACTAGGTGGTTCTTATGTGGGTTTGTTTGAAGCAGGATTTTTTGAGGCTCAAGGTCAGGAATATTCAACAGGATCAGATTTTGGTTTATCTAATGATGAACCACTAGCAGATAGATTTATAACTGGTGAAGTTTTTTGGACTGCATATGACCCTGCAGCAACATCATTAGTTGATTGTGATAGACATAGACATTTTGGTAATTCATCTGAAGTTATACCATTAGTACCAAGTCTTGATAGAAATATTCCAGCTTATGGACAAACAACTGGTACTGCTGGAACTGGATATGCAGATGATAACTCATGTGTATCACAGGTACAACAGGCAGCAGTTACAGCACCATTCCCACCACCTGGCGTATACTTAGGACAGAAAAACTATTACTCATCAGATCAAGTTCCTTTAGCAAGAAGAAGTGATGGAACAACACCTATAATAGGATCACAAAATGATTATTATGGTGCACCTGATACAGCAGTTGGTAGAGATTTTCCATATCCTACCACATTGAATCATGGTGGTGATGCTTTTACTGATGCAACATTAGGATCACACAATCATTTCACCATTGACATAACAATGACTAATGGACAAATGAATTTGCCTAGCACTATACTCATAAATAATATGACTACTGGAAACATACAACCTATAAATGTTGACAGAGCACTTAGTGTGCAGATCAATCCTAACACACCATCCTTAGTCGTACTGTATATCATCAGAGCATACTAATGGCAGTATTATATTCAAAAGAAAAAGGAAAATTAGGAACTCTTACTGGTTCTATTATAAACTGGTCTAAACAATTAACATCTAATGATCCCTCAGATGTCACATTATATCAGACTCTTCCTGCTGGTTATCTGAGATGTGATGGTTCAGTTTATCTTGCAGAAAACTTTCCAGAACTTGCTGCTATATTGGGCATAGGAACAAATTGTAGATATAAAAAACCAGATACTACATTACTTGATAATCAATTTCAAGTACCAGATCTTAGTGCAAAGTCTACCAAGACATCATTTGGTGCAAACTTAGGAGACTATCAGGATACATATTTGAATAATGACGCAGGACAAGAGATAACAAAATCTGGTGTAGGGTTAGAAGTCAGTAGCAATATAGGTACATCTTTTGAGATACAATATCAAGGTAACTTCTTTTTACCAGCACAAACATTAGAAATTACTGGACAACCAGGTTTTGCTAGATCTAGTGGTAACTATACAGAAGAAACAGAAGTATTACATACAGCATTTCAACCACATGCTCACTTTCATGATGGTAAAAGATCAAGAACTGCATCACCATCAAGTGAGTTTTCTTTATTTGGTAGAAATGCATACGAATCTAAGTCTACATTATGCATCATACCATGGGCAGACAATACTACTCAACCATTATGTAAAGCAGCTGCATCTAAGCAAGTTGCTGCACAAATGCCAAACAGAAACAAATCAAACGGATGTGTAACATTTCCATTTGGTGGTCCTAGTCAGGAAACATATTTCTATTTTGGTGGATGTTGGAATGGTTGTGATTTTGCAAATCAAGGTCAATGTCTTGTACCTGGCGATATTCCTATATTAAATTCAGATGGAAGTGGTACACCAACAGGACAAATATACCAGTTTGGATGTAATTCTAATGGAACTCAGTTAGGATGGCCTATGTATCATCAGGAGGGAAATTCACCACAAACAGGATTTTGTGGAAATATGTTTTATCAAGGTGAAATGACTTGTAGAACAGGACCTCGGTGTAACGCAGGAGGTGCAAACTGTAATGACTATGTTGACACTAAACAACCAGATACTCATGCTCAATTAGCAGCAAACTATACACCAGCCCTTGTGGATAAAGCAACTCAAGTGCCATTTGACTCACGAGCAGATAATCCTGCTTTTGCTGCTCTCAACAATACAGTAACTGATGTTGAAGAGTTTGGTAGAGATTGCATACATAAACATTTTATGCCTTTCAATCAAGACCCACATACATTTAATGTGGTAACAAAACCAACATATATTCCTGCTGATGCAATAACATCTACAATTCAGATAGATGTAAACGAGCAAAACAAGGCAGATGGTTATATACAACCATTCTTAATTCAAGAATTTTTAATTAAATATTAACATGGCAACATATAGGAATTCCTATTCTAATTATTATTCCGATAAGACTGGTAACCATTCTCCTGTCGGATCAATTCTTCCTGTCTTTGCTGATGTAAATCTTGCTGCAAACGGTCCTGAATATACATATCCACAGCATTTATATTGTAATGGACAAACACTGAATATTCGTGACTATCCAGAATTATACAGTATTATACAGAATACTTATGGTGGTTCTCCATCAGTTAATATTACACAGACAAATCAACCTGGTGGATTAAGAAGAGCATGGATTCAAAACAATAAAATGTTTATGAATTTCTATTGGGATTCTAGCAATAATAAGGTAAGTGTAAAAAGACCATATCCATATGGTGCAGTGTTTAGATTTAATAATATAATAACAAATCCATATGGTTCATTTCCAAGTGCTGGTGTATTTAATCAGGAAACATTCTATCAATTAACACAACCAACAGAAGATGTTACAGGTACAGGAGATTTTACAAATGAATTTACATATGAAATAATATTTCCAGATACTGTTGATCTATCAACTCTTACTAACTTGGAGAAAGCAGATTATTTTATAAGATTTGGAGGTAGTACGAGTCAGTTTTGGGGTGGTGCTACCATTTCAAATGGTACTCATCCTGATCTTTTTGTACAAAAATCATTTTCATTATCAGATTTTCCATATAATATTGGAACATTTGCTTTACCAGATTACAGACAGAAAAAAATACTTGGATTTGGTACTGTCAACGGAGCAGGAACAGCAACACCAGAGAATGCAATCAATAATTTTGTTGGACAGACTGGTGGACAATGGTATATTCCTAAAAATACATTAATTGATGGTGGTGAGTTCTTTGTAATTGGTGATGTTAAAAGTACAGGATATAATTCAATTTTAGCAGATGTTGCATCATATCTTACAGGATCTGTCAAGTATCAGGTAGGACCTATGGATGATTATGTTTTTCCATTCCCTCCTACACACAGTCATAGAATATTATCAGTAGAAGTTGATGAGACAAAACAAGTAGAATTGAGTGGTACTCCTGTTGATAAGTTTGCTGTAACTTATATTAATAGTAGAGCAAACATCAATTTATTTGAACCAAATGGATCTGCTGGTGGTGCATTAGGTCACTCACATGGTTTGATTGGTGTACCACTACCAAATGCTCTTACAGCAACATATGGTAATACCAATGGTATTGGAGAAACAGCAGGAACAACTGGTGGTCAACAATATCAATACATGGTATCAGAGTCAGCAACAATCGCTGTTCTTTCTGTAACATATGATTCTAGTAGTGGATTTATAACAGTCAATACAGATGGAAACCATAACTTCTCAGTAGGTGATATTGTAACTGTAAGTAATGCTTCTCCAACAGAATTTACTGGTAACTTTACTATTGTAACAAATGGATTTAGTCTTACTAATTTCAATGTATTACCAAGAGATGGAGAAATACCTGGTACTGCAAATGCTAGTGGTACAAGTATAAATGTTAAATTAGCAAATGGTTATTTTGCTGAGACAGAAATTATAGAACCACCAAGAATATATGTTGTTGATATTAATACAACTGTAGGTGGTAAAGAACAAACATTTGAGATACCAGGTAATACCACTACAATACAAGAAGATACTTTTACTGGAACTGCTGGAACAACTGTAACAAAACCAAATCCAAGTCAAGGAACAATTGCTGGATGTCAGATCAACCTTAAAGCACCTGGCGGTGGTGGTGCGGATAGTGATAATCCTGGCACAAATGGTGGATATGCACAAATTGGTATAACTATTGATGGTACTTTTTATACAGTTAAGGTCACAGGTGGTACTGGTGGAGCATCTGGTGCTGCTGGTGGTGCTGCTGGTGTTGGAGGAACAATTGAAGTACCACAGGCATTGATAGATGACGCTAGAATTAATGTAGGGTGGGTAGATGGTCAAGATGGTCAAGATGGTGGTATGCAAGGTCTTGGTGGTAATGATGTTTTAGGTGGTGGAATGTATGGATCACCTGTTTTATCACAAGGAGCAAATACAACAGGTGGAGTTGGAACAGCACAAACAAAAAGTATTAGTGTATCTAATCCAACGGTAACATATACTGATAACGGATCATGGGCAGTACCAGAGCAAGTATTGAATGAAACAAGTAGAACCATTGAGATTGAAATATCTGGTGGTGGAGGTGGTAGTGGTAATGGTAATGCTAACTCTAATTGTAATGGATTCTGGCCACTTTGGAATGGATCAACAGGTTGGCCAAAAACAGCAGACGGTAGAGGAGGTGGACTTGGTGGTGTAGGTGGTAGAGGTCAAAGAATAATTGGAACTTTCACTGCTGCTGGTGGAACATTAAACTGGGAACTAGGTAATGGTGGTGGATCTGGTTATAACAGAAGATCAGGAACATCTGGTGCGGGAACAGTAGGTAATGACCCTGCTACAGGACAACCATGGGGACCTCCATGGCCAGGTGGTGTTGGTACAGGAAATGAACCAGGAATTGTATCTGGTGTATCTGGTGCTACTGGAACTTTATCTGGTGCTGGTGGTTATGGTGCATGGGGAAATGGTGGTACTGGTGGTTCTGGCGGTAGTGTCTCAGGTATATTCTACAATGGAATCCTATTCGCTGGTGCTGGCGGTGGTGGTGCTGGTGGTGGATCAGGTGGTGGTAACAACGGTGGTTCTGCCAATGATGGTTGCTATCCTGGTGGTGACGCAGTAGGATCTGTAAATGCACTTCTTACAATTAACGGACCTATAGATTTCGCTACTGGTAAAAGTGGTAGTGGTGGAAGTTGCTCTGCTGGTGGTGGCGGTGGCGGTGGTGCTGGATGTGGTCTTATTACTGAAGATAACGCAGGATCAGGAGGAACAGCAGGAGACGGTCACGGTGGTAACGGTGGTGGATCTGGTGGAGGAGCTGGTACTTCTGCAGTCAGAGCAGGATATTTTACTAGTGTAGTCCTAGACTCAAATGGTTCATTACCAACAGATAAAGGATATGTAAAAATACAATATTCATATAGTCAGGATTATTGGGATAATGTTGGTGGTGCTGGTGGACAGGGTGCCACTGCTTCTATATCATTTGGAGCAGGGATAGAAACAGATGTTGTTGTATCATTACAAGCACCTGGTCAAGGTGGTGGAATAGGAACTGATGGTGGTGGTGGAGAGATATATGTAAGATATTTTGCTAAAGAATCAGGAACTACGGTGCCAGGTGGAACTTCAACACCACAAGGAACATATTATGAGGGAGATGCCGATGGAAATCCTGTTGGTGCACCTCAATCAGGAAATGTATGGTTATCATCAACAGATCCTGGCATCAAAGAGAGAAATTTTGGACAAGGAACTGGAAATGACACTGGTTTTGCTGGATCATCCTCAAGTATACCAAACAACACAGCAAATAAAATATTAAAGTACATAGAATTTACAGGTGCTGCTTCAGATGCTGCTGGAAAAAGACAGTTAGAGGTAGGAACATTTGATCTTACAGATTGCAATACCATAGCATTTACTATTATTAGAGGTAGTGGACAAAATGGTGGAGAAACTCCAACCCAAGCACTAAATTTATTCTATAAGAAAGGAACGTCTAATAATACTACATTGTTTAGTCAGATATTGTTGGCAGCTGATACTAATCCAGCATGGCAGAGAGTAGATTTAAGTATCCCAGAAGGAGATTCAATGAGAGCAACAGACGTAACCTTAGTTATAGAACAAGATAGAGGACCTACATATCAGTCTGCAGCAGCAACTGATGATAATTATGGACTAGGTGCTATTTCATTCTTCTATGATTCTTCAGTTCAACAAACATTTATATCTACTGGTGGTGCTACGTTAGCAGGAAACATAGACGAGGGTGGTCTACCATTAGATGGATCACTGGATACTGGTATTAATGAAGTAAGAAGAGAAGTAACAGCACAACAAGCAGGAGTTGTAACTACAGATGGTACATTTACAATGTCATCATCTACACCTATAACTACGACTGCAATTGTGACTGCAGAGAATAACATTCCTCTCATAACTAAATACCATAGGGTAAAGTATTTAATTAAGGCACTATAAATGGCAACTATAGCATCACCAGCAGAAACATCACTATACTTGAATGCCTTTGACAAGACCATTCAATTTGAAGGTATCATGAAAACTATAGATGATGATTATTGGGCTAGCGATATAGTTCCAATATTATATCCTCTATGGGATTCTGACAAGGATAAATTAGAATTATTCGTAAAATATAAAGATGATACCGTCAAAATGAATAAGACTAAGTATCAGAGAAATCAGAAGACTGGAGTATATAAATGGGTATCATATCAATTTGATCTATCACCATTTCCAACAGAAATTTCAGACATGTCTACCAAAATTATTGAGAAGTGGACAGAGTATAGACAAGGACAAGAGAACGATTTAGAAAGAAATCTCGCAGGACATTTCGCAAAGACATCAATATTAAACTGGACTAAAGTTAAATTAATTAGAAACTTCTTGTTAATGGACAGTGACTGGACACAACTTGGTGATGCACCTTGTTCTGATGCAGAAAAAGCAAGATGGGTAGCATATAGAAAGAAACTAAGAGATATACCAGCAGATCATGCAACAATGTCTGCTAACTCAGTGCCATTTCCTATGACACCACCAAAATGGGCTGCTCTTGCTGATGGTGAAGAATATCTTAATGCTACATCACACTTCTTTACCATACCACAGTCAGTATACAGTAAGTTCTCAACCAGAATTGTAAACTATCTTGCAATGGCAATAGGAACAACAAATATTGATGGGATGGACGTTACTAAAATTGATGTACCAAAGAATGTTCAGACATCACTTGTATCTGAACTTGATGAAATACTTGACTTAATTGACAAAGGAGAAATCTAATGCCACTAATATCATTAAATCCAAAATCTAAAGAAATGTTAGTTGCTGATTATGCAAAGGCAACTGACAAATTTGTTGTAGTGATTGATAACAGCAAATATAATACATTATCAGCAGATAAGAAAGCAACTGTACTTGCATATTATACAGATATACTACCAGAAGCAGAGATTGACAGGATATTTGAGTTAGAAGACATATATTATTATTTTGTGACAGAACTACAAGCAACAGATATTTGTTTTGATTGGTTCCCACAACCACAGAATTTACCAGACGCAGATCATTACATAAGAGCATACGTCATAAAACCAGATGGTACAATACCATACGAGAACGCAGATCCTACACCACCAGGTTGACAATTAAACAATATATGATATAATAACAGCAGTTGCACAATCATATATTGAACATTCCCCAGAAACACGAGTTGTTGCACTTGCAAATGCAAGCAATGTTGCGAGAGCACAATATTCCAAATTTAAAGTATCTAGGGCAACGTGAATATACCACACAATATCAAGGACATCCTGAGTTTCATGGACAAATGATGCATTGGTATTGGTTGGAAAACGATGGTAATCCAGTTGAAGTACCAGTGTGTGATTTTATAACAATTGATGGAGTTGAGGAAGATGACTAAATTAATGAGAAAACGTGAGAAGATCAGAGCACAAATGAAATCTAGATTTTATTATATGTTCTGGGGTGCAGCAACAGTTGCTGTTGTAAGTGGACAACTATATGTGGGTACATCATATCGTGTGATGGCAAGATCAATGAACAGATGGTTTGATGAAACTATTGATATTATAACCACACCAATAAAACCTAGAACTGGCACTCCTGTAATACCTGACAGAGGTGGATATTATATGCCAGTTCCAACTCCAGAAGATTATGGCATGACCATTATACAATGATACATGAGTTTGATGCTCCATTTATATTTTGGACTAAGGTTATTAATCATAAACAGATTAAAGATACCATAGTACCTATTATAAAAACAATATCAAAGAATGATACATCAACTGTGACAGTAGATGGGTCAACCACAACATATTATCATCAAAAGTATAGTTACTTTACAAATGACATGCTAGAGGATATAATATGGAAACCTCTAGAACAATTGCATGAAGAAAAGAATATCTCTAAACCACAGGGATATAACTTAGATGCACTATGGTGGAACAATTATACATCTGGTGGACGAACCAAGGTTCATAAGCACGAGAGAGCAGATTGGTCTGGCATATATCTATTACATTTAGAGGAACCAAACACAACTACATTCTATTCACAGTATGGTGGATCACCAAACACTGGTTACATGAATCAGTTAAAGGTTATGGATGATGTCACAGAGGGACATGTTATGATATTTCCATCGTTCATGCAACACTGTGCTGATATATGTACAACAAATAGAATAATAGTTTCATTTGATGTCATATCTCATTATGAGAGATCACCTCTCACAATTCTTAATTAAATAGTAAAAAACCATGAAGGACCAAGCATCAATAGGAAAAGAGTCTTCTTCTATCAAATATGATAGAGCACTGTCTCTATTCACAGAGTCAGTAATGAAACCCGATCATGATCTACGTGGTTGTGCACACAATCAAGGTTGTTATGATGAATTGTTAGAGATACGAAAGCATGTACTTGAATATCTTAAAACCCTCAAAGAAGTCACACATCACACAAATGCTGATGAATCTGATATAATAGAGAGTGAGAAACTCATGGAAGCAAAGTATGTCACACCACACGACAAAACAATGCAGTTCATGCGTGATACTATACCAAATAGATACTAATGAAAACAGAGAAGGAGAGAATGCTCTCAGCACTCGTACATATCAATGATGTACAAACTCTTATTAAAGACAATCAGTTTGAAAAGTATTTACAAGATCACCTTATTGTTGTAGAATATGAACTACAACGTCAATTATCACTAATTAACGCAGATGAAAGAAGAAGAATTCAAATCGGCAATCCAGAATATGCTGATGATGCAGAACAACAACGATCAGAATTTTCAGATCCTACAACACCAAATAGATAATATACAGAAACAACTTACAGATCTAAATGATTTGAAAGAGATGTTTAGATTACCTAAACCAGAAAACAAAAACCGTAAACCATTTGATACTGATGATTCTGACACAAGCAATGATTGATGAGATCCAAGAGTTAATGAACCATACCAAGAAGGATGGTACAACAAATTGGATAGATGGTGATGACATCAAGATTAGTCTAGCAGGGACATTTGCTGCTGATAGATTTATCGTCATTGCTAATGAATCAAAGAAACCATGGGTTCCTGCTAATCCACACCCTAGATATGACTATGAAAAGAAACAATTCATAGAAAATGAAACTAAGTGATTTACAATTACTTCAACCAATAGTATGTGATGGTGTTGTTGGTTACATCAATTTTGTATGTGAAGAGTATGTCACCATGACATTCATGGATAATCCTTTACCCAAATCAATGAACAGTAGATGGGGAAGGCATCAAGTAGCAATGTGTATATATCCGCAGGACTTACCCAAGGTACGAACACATCTTACGGAAAAAGAGTTAGAACATCCAGTACTACACCGTACCAGTGATGCTCTATCAAATGATCATAGACGGAATAACAAGAAATTTGACCCCAGTAGACCAGAACCAGAGCGTAATAGTAGATCAAATCCGTATTGATAGAGTGGACGGTTAAGAAACTGTAACAATTCCCCCCACATGGGTATTTTTGTGTGTATAATAGTAATAGGAAAACAAACCAACATAAGACTTTCAAGGTTGCGTTCATTCGTATTTAATTTGAACTTAAGCAGTTGCGTTTTGTTTTCCTCCACCTATTACATTATGTGCCATGAAACCAAACTTATATGAGCAAATGTTTGAGACATTACAATCAGAAGACTTTGGTAGAACATTCTGGTTAGATAAGCAAGGTGATTTATGCTCTGCTCCTACATTTAATAATGGAGATACAGACTACGATCAGTGGGATTATGTATCTGAGTGGACAGAACTAGAGGAGATAGTTGACCTAGGCAAACTATTTGACATACATAGACACCTAGTACAAAATCAAGTAAAAAATCAATTGGAGACAGTTTAACATGGAAGTTGTAATCACACCTGACGAGACCACTATTGATATGTCTATACTATCAGACACGGAACTCACTCATCTAATGGATTTAATGATGGAAGATACTAGAGAGTATAGTTATGCTGATGAGACAATGAATAGAAAGATATACAGTAAACTACATAGGATGAAAGAGAGTAGACAGTCAAATTAGTGTCACAAGAGTGGCAGACAAATCCTATATTTACAGACTATAATAAGTATATACACAAAGGAGCACCACTCATGACAAACACAGCACTATTCATTCAAGCAAGAGCAGAAGTAGAAGCACATGCACAGACACTATGTGATACACTAGAGGAGAACTTCAAGCAAGATTCTCTTGATACATACAGAAGAATGCAGATGGAACAGTACAGCATCTATGCAGCAAAGAGAATAGAGGAGATTGAGAACGGTACTGCTAACCTATACAAGTTTGTTGTACAGAAAGGACGTAAGTATCTTAAGATCATCAACCAACAGTATGATGACATGGGTCCTAATCCATCATATGAGTACAGAGATGGTTCAGTACATGCATTTATTGATAGAGAGACAGGTGATGTGTATAAACCAGCAGGATGGGCAAAACCAGCAAAGCACGTACGTTACAATCTATTAGAGAGAAAGGATAGAGAGTTCTTATTTGATTACAAAAACGTAGGATGGGCAGGAGGTTACCTCTACATGAGGTAATCCACCCACTTGACATCATATAAATTATGATGTACAATAATTCTAAGTCTCTTACCTGACATGAAACAAAACGTACTAACAGACTACATACAGAGTTTGATTAAACCATTACCTAATCATTACTCTCGTGGTCTGTACACAATGAGGATTAGTCCTAATCCTACACTAGATGATGATGGAATGCAGAGATACTGGCGAGTGTATAAGAAGTTTCCGAACGACTTTGCGGGTGCCCTTAATCGTATGATTCCGAAAGACGTTGATTTTATAAGTTATGACCACCTATCAAACAAACTTACACTATTCAAAAAATGAACAAAGAACAAGAAGTTGCTAGATTATCCGAGATCAGAGATAATCAATGTGATACTATCATTGACAGGTTTAGACAGTTGATGTCGGAGGAGCGTATCAATGATGCTATGGCACTTGCGGATGAATTCTTTGAGTGGTTACATCCCGACATGGCAGACAAGGAACAGACAGTTTACTCACATGAATCAGAACTCAGACGAGCATACCTCAAACTCACAGAAGGTTGATGAGAGTCTGAGGGCACTCATCATGGACTATATCAACGCACAGAACAGCGGAGATGAAGCAAAAGCAGAGGTTATACTGCATAACATCAATGAGATGAGGAGGTTATGTGATGGGTGTTAATTGCTTATGTGCATTCCCTACACCCATCATTACTCTTGACTTGGTGTATTACGATAAGTTTCGTGATGCATTGATAGAACACATCTATGATACACAATCAAAAACACGAAGTGCACTGAAGAGTAACAACGGAGGATGGCAGAGTCCACCAGTGCAACTCCCACATGAGTTCGGTAAGCACATATTCTCTAACGTCAACACATATGGACTAGAACAGTTCCTAGGAGAGCAATGGACATGTCAGGTAGGGAATCTGTGGTACAACGTAAACCCCACAGGTGCATCAAACGATAGGCATACGCATCCTGGTTGTGATCTGGCGGGTGTATTCTACGTTAAGATACCAGAAGGAGAGAGTGGTGACCTAGAACTAGAGAATCCAAATCACTTTTCACAATTCCATATGTTAAATACATTGGAGGATGGTCTGAAGGATAAGACTAAATGCTCACATTCACTATGGTTTCCACCAGAAGAAGGCATCACAGTTATATTCCCATCTAACATTATACACAGAGTGTTGACAAACAAAACAAAAGAGGATAGAATAAGTATATCATGGAACATGAAAATCGTGGAGAAGTAAACAATGCCAAGGACAACCAAAGCACTGAAGAGGAACGTGGAGTCATTGACATCTACAAAGAGATCACGAAAGCAATCAACGACATCATCAAAGAAGAGAACCCAAACAACAAGGGACAAGACAACCTTGAAGACTACTACAACTCAGAGAGCGAAGGTAGGGACATCAAAGGCGAAGTCTAGTACAGCAATCACAATCATACAATCACGAAAGAAAGACATGTTCCCACACATGGGTATCATACATAAGTTTCCATATCATTTTGAACCAATGCCAGAGATAGCAGATAGATTAAACAAGGCATGGTTTGATGAGCATTTTGGTGAAGAACGTATGAAAGATCACATCAGAAGATATAAACTAAAGTCTCATCAATATAAGGCATATGTGAACTATTGGTGGTTACAAGACAAGAAAAGGAGGACTGAATCATGAACGAAGAGGACTTCAAAAGAGAGATGAAAGAACAGCAGGAAGAGATAGAATTTTGGTATGATGATGTACCTGAGAGTCCTATTGAGGTAGACTATGTGACCCATGAATAAGTGTACCTAAAGTGTGTATAGGATAGTATCCTTCCGCACTAGTGATACCAAGGGTTTTAGAGGTACACATGTGAAGTGTGTGTAAATGATTACAAAAGGTTAATTAAATATAGGTAAGGTGCTCTCACGAAGTGGTCTTAGGCTCCTATGTATCAGATGTCAAGTGTGGATATCTTTATGTCCCGAAACACACAAAAACCCACAAAAACACTTCGTGGCATGTTACAATTAGTACAGAAAGACAGAAAAGTCAAAAACTCAGAAGTTTGACTTTTTATAAAATCTTAAAAACTCGTTTTTTTGTCTTTTTAAGTTTTTTAAGAAAGTTAAAAAACTCTTTTTTTGACTTTTTTCAATTTTTATAAAAACCACTGCGTGTATGTTTGTGAAATCTTATGAAAACCTCAGTAGTTCAGCTATTTTTGGGGTTAAATGTGATAAAAATGTAATAAATGTTACATATCAGAGTAATATAGACAAGAGTTATGCATTTGACTGCAAAAACGTGTCAGAATTCACTCAAAAACTAGATTTGGCACTTGAAAAGACAGAATCAGTAGGGAAACTACTACATTCTGAGATCTCAGCAGGAAATCTAGTCCCTAGGAAAGAAAATATATAATATTAGTTACTATTAGGTCTAATATGGCACAATCTAACTTTTATGGCAATGACTACGACGCCAGGTATCAAGCAAAACTAGAACAATCGTACTACGATGGTTATGATATCCAGAATATCGGTAGATCATCTAAAAAGAAGATTAACAGATTTAAGAAGCATAAGGACGATTACAGGACCAGTTAGATTAGTGGCACAAGACATATAGCATTATGATTTAGATCGTATAGAATACAGTTGTTACAAACAAAAAATTCTATGCGAAAGATTGAAAGACAGATGAACACCGCAATCAGATCCAGAAAGAACTGGGCGGGATCCAATACTACTGTTATGGTTGATCATAACAATAAGGCGAGGGTCTACCTACATGGAAACTTAATTGCTGAAGTATGTAATGACTTTGTAGCAATCTTTGACGGTGGATGGCAAACAGTTACAACCAAATCCAGACTTAACGCATTACTAGACGAATTTCGTCCACACGTTGGCGTATGTCAGAGAAACTTTAACTGGTTTATAATGGTTAGAGGTCAAGCATTTCCATTCATCAGCGGGAGTCTAGTTTAATGAAAGATTTCAACGAGTTCATAAACTATTGTTTAGACTTCTACGGTGTCAATGGTCTCTATGATCAGGGACGCACCAAAGAACAGATAGCATACGCTACGCTCATGTATCTTGATTCATGCAATGATATGATTACGTGGGGGGACGGTGACAGTCTGGATCGTGAGCGAGTCAGGGACACAATGAACGAACTATACAATTAAGTCAGGGGGTCAACACAAAGACCCTCTTTTTTATTATAAAAAAAATTGAGCTGCTTGAGTACCGATCTTTTTCGTCTTCGGTGATACATCCCACCTCTCTTTCCTATATTCTAGACGATGAGGTATACAATTCAAGCTTGAATGTGCCACTAATAATATTGGCACAAGGTTTATTGTATCTTGTATAGTTATCCTGTACAATATTAGTATAACAAACAAATTTTTTATGCCTAATCATTGCTACAATCGGGTTTCATTCTATTCAGATAATGAAAGAGAGATCCAAGAAATCTATGACATTTTTGAGAATGGCACTAACCCAAAGACTGAACAAACAGTATTTGGATCATTCATTCCCGAACCTGACTGGACTAAGATTCCATTAAATGAGAATACTGTTAAAGAATACTCATGGGATAAAGCAAGAGGGGAAGTTGGTGAAGTGCCTGTAATGCTAGTTGACGAAAACAAACCATTTAGAAACGGACTTCGCTTTAAATCAACTGACGTTATGGACGATAGATGGTATAACTGGCGAAACCAAAACTGGGGAACTAAGTGGGATTGCTATGACTTAACCTTAGAAGATGATGAATTACCTAATGGATTTCAAGCAACATTTAATACAGCATGGAGTCCACCAGAAGAAGTAAAGGAAGCAATCCGTGAGAAGTATCCAGATGTTTCTATCTCATGGTTTTATGATGAACCAGGTATGGAACTCGCAGGATACTTATAAGGTGTGACAGTTGACAAACTGGTACAAGACCCCTTCACAGGGGTCTTTTTTATGTAATAATGAAGTATAACAAACAAAGGTTTTTATGTTCACTATTGAAACTTTCCCCGCTACAGTACAACAAACTACTGAAGACGAAAGAAAAGCACTAGACATTTGCGACTCTATGGCATATGTTTATGGATTTGCTAGAGTACTTAATCCATTAGGCGACATCATCAAGGAGGTTGCATAATGGCATACTTTGACGTAATCGGATTTTTATCCGATGATGAACTACATCAGGTGTGGGACATTTGTGCTGAAGCACTAGAACGCAAGGGATGGGATTGTGACAACTCAGAATTATCCATCCGAGCATTTGATGAGAATTTAAAACAGAACGTGGACGCTGACACTGTATGCGACCCCGAACCCTGTGGAACTGAACACCCTTATTATTACGAGTTTTAAAATGACCAATTACGAAGCACTTCTCACTCTCATAGGAGACATCAATAACAACTTCGCTCATTTAGAGGACGAGGATTCTTGTGATGTATGTGACGGGGACATTAAACTGCTAGACGAAGCAGTAAAAAGATTCAAGCTCAAAATCTGGGAAAACCAGTTGTAAAACTGGCACAAAACCCGTTGACCTATTCTGGCAGCGGGTCTATTATTAATATTATCAGCAACAAACATTATGAAACGAGTTGAATTAATCATGGGCAGGAATATTCCAGACGGTGGAAGAGTCAGTGACTACATGATGAATGAATTCATTAGAAATGAAATCATGCCACACTTTGAATACGGCACTTTTATAGACGGTGAGGGACTATGGAAGGGTGAGTATGAGAAAACAAAAATATTCTACATTGAAGTAGAAGACATTGAAGCAACAGCAACAGCGGTATTACTTAGACATGTTGCTGATAGATATCGTAAGGCATTTAGGCAGGAATCAGTGTTGGTTTCTGAAGTAGCAACAGATACGAGTTGGGTGACATGACTACCAAACAACTCAGAAAACTTGCTAAGAAATACGGGTGGTCCTTCACCCGCATCGGCACTAAGCATTACATCTACCATAGAGGATCTAAGATCCTAACCATTCCCAAGGCATCCCGTGGATTCGTGGGACATAACATTAGTAAACAAATTACAGCACCAATTTCATGACAGCAAGAAACTTTCCTTATCACGCAAGACTTAAAGCACATGTGACACTTCACGAACTGGCACTCTTATGGTTGCGTAATCAATTCCTATAGGGTTATAATATGTGTATAACAAACAAATTTTTAAATCAACATGTTCAACAGAGACTTAACACCAATCTACAACGGAAGAGTATTAGTCAACGATTCAGCAATGCAGGATCCAGCAGTCAAGGCAGCATTGGCAGAGATGTCAAAGAGAAACTTTGAACCGCAGGAGATCAACAAGTATGGAGTCTGGTACATCTCAGACAGACATTAAAAATGAACACTGAAGTCAGCCGCCTTGTGCCAATTTTATTACTGGCACATTTCCTATTTCATTTTCCCATATCAGGGACTATAATATTAACATAACAAACAAATTAATTATGCAAACTGCAATCAATCTCACAGACACACCAAGAACAGAGTACAACGGATGGGCAGACTGGACAACATGGAATTGTGCCTTGTGGATAGGTGGGGACGAAGGTCTTTACAATGAAGCAAGATTTTCAAGATCCTACGGAGAATTTGTCCAGACTATGCAGCACTTCGGCATGAACAAGACACCAGACGGAGCAACATGGGACGAAGCAGACTTTGACGAGATGCAGGAAATGATGGACGATTTATAAACTGTCACACAGTTTCCCTATTCTGTCAAAATAGGGACTATACTTAATATTATACAAACAAATTTGAAAACTATGTCAACAGCACATCACGAAGATCTATTACTAGACATCTACGAAGGTCTACTTTATGAACTCAAAGAAGCAGGACATGATATAACAAAGATCGCAGCACAGGAAGTTGCAGAGATCAGAGCAAAGCAAATCTTTGAGGAGATGGCACAATGAGAACAATTAACGTAACAGACGGACAACTTGAACTATTACAGGATCTAGTCATGTTTGCTTATGAAATGGACGTACCAGCACAGAAGGGTTGGGATGAGCAAACCTATGATAACCTAGTTGATGAGGTCATGAAGTGACAGTTGAATTAGTGTCACAATGACCCGTAATATTCACTGTAACAATCCACAATTCTGCTTATTACCGACTATAATAAGTATATACAAACAAATTTAACAAACATGTTTTTTTACACAGATTCAAACGATTATCCAAGAACCCAAGCGGGTCTACTAGCAAGATGCTATGACGAAGTAGTTGCAGAAGCAAAGGACACAGGCGACTTCCCAATGTATGGCGAAGAAATGCTTAGACAGTCCGCACAGTGGAAAATGGAAGACATTTTAAGGGAGGTTGCTTAAATGTCATTTTTCAAACACGTTTCACTACATAAGTACGACCTAACCGACAAGGGTGTTACACAGGCATGCTACGACGAGATGAGAGCAGACGGTTACGACATAGTAATTACAGAGAAAGAAATGCAAGTGCTTGCCAGACACAGGTGCGAAGAGTTTAAGAACTACATGAGACCACTATTTCACGGAGCAGAGGACTAATGCCAGACAACACTTTTATATTTGACACAGTGTGGGAAGAGTACCGACATGAACACGGTTTCACAGTTGATGAGATGAACGAACATTTTATGTTCTCTGATGACCGTAGCATACATGACGAACTCATGGAACGGGTAGAGCATACTAAGTGGCAAGAAGCACAACGTATGGCATGGATGCAAGGCGAAGCACCAGAGTATAAGAGACGAGTCCCCGAAGACTGTCCATTTTAGAAACAACTAGGCAGTAAGAACCTTAAATGACCGTGTATTGAACGTGGTGGTTGTAACGTAAGTCCTAACATCTTGACCCGACCAGTCAACAGTGCACAGACCTGTAACTCTGATAAGCATGGAATTTGCTAGGGGAGATCGGTCAATCTCCCTGACAACCACACAAAACAAAGCAGTGTCCCTAAGTCTAAAGACGCAGCGACGGGGACACTCTTAACCCCACCCCCTGACAGTGTTTGTAATGTTGGGGGGTTTTTAAGGGGTTGCCGAGCGATGGGACTCCTAACCCTTTCCTAACCTACAAAAGTATCCAAACGAGAGATAAATATAATTGAAAATGAAATTTCAAAAACATCAAAACCCAAAAAATTTTCCTGGTAAAAAATCATGAAAAAAGTCGCACACCAATTCTTTGAAAATGATGGATTAGATTATGAAGACATGTTGAATGACTTTGATAATTTCTGTGACCAATTTGAAGACCGTGCATCACAAGCATATCATAAAGGAGATCAAAATAATGGAAGAGTTGCTAGAGAAGCTGAACGAGCAGGAAAAGACACTCCTATGGCTGTCAGAGAAATTGAACAACTTGGAGTCACGGATGGAGAAATTGGGCAAACCATCATTGATGTATCACCGTCCGACTTCTGAAGAATACGAGACAGTTGCCCAGACCCTAGACTACTTACATAATAACGTAGAGGGTTTGAAAACAGATTTACTTAAAGTTGCTAAAGCAGTTTAATGGAAATTATAGATAATGTTCTCAGTGAAAAGACATTTAATAATATAGTTAACTACACTTGTAATAATAATGATTTCCCATGGAATCTTGTTCAGAATGGTGTATCAATTCGTGGTGATGGTAAATATCAGTTCATTCATGAATTCAAAACTGATACTGGTAAGATGAGTCCTTACAATTATTTGTTAAGGAATCTTTATTTACGTCTTGGTGTAAATAACTTATGGAGATGTAAGATGAATTTAAACATTAAGACTAAGAAGACACATGTGTTCTATCCGTTTCATCAAGATTTTACATCTTTACCAGTACCTTTCACTACAGCAGTATTTTATTTGAATACGAATAATGGATATACTTTGTTTGAGGATGGTACTAAGGTTGACAGTGTTGCTAATCGTATGGTAATGTTTAGTGGAGATACAAAACATACAGGTGCTACTCATACAGAAGGCGATAGATTTAGATTTGTTTTAAATATTAATTTTTCATAGCATGTTAATAGAAGTAAGTAAAGAAGAACTTGAAGTAATTGTACTGCAGTTATGGAAGAGTCGTAAGTCTGAAGAAAGAGTACGAGTGGTATACGAGAAGATGGAACCACTTCTAAATATTTGTAACTGTCAGGAAAAGAAAGATGCCTAACCTAGCTGGAAGGACAACATTAGACACAGCAAACACCGACGGTAACTGTATATACGGTGCTGCTACTTTAGGAGGAACTCCTACTAGATCACCAAATGTTAGATTTAATAATAATGTTCTAGAAAGTTATGACACTACGAGTGTATTAGATACAGTTACTGCTGTTAAGGTTAATCCTTTAATACCTGTACCTTGTCAACCTGGCATTAGAACTATTCTTCCGACTGTGAATACGACAGTTTTTATCAATGGTAAGTTACCCGCTGTGACAGGAGACAATACATCAATAGGAGGAACACCGAGACCATTGACAGGACCGTTCCAACATGCTAATATAATCATAGGAAGTAACATATAATACATGGCAAAAGCAAAAGGTGGATATGGTATTGCTGATTCTATAGAAGCAACACCAAAGAAATCAAGACAAGGTACAGGATCACATACTAAGTATTCTGCGACTAGTAGAAATAAAGCAAAGAAGAGATATAGAGGACAAGGTAAATAATGAAAGATTTCATCTGGGAAGGTGAGATGGATTTAAAAATATGTGATGATCTTTTAGAGTTCTATGATACATGCACATATTTGCAAAAACACGAGTATAGTGGCAAGACTCATTCTAGAGGTAAGATATCTACTGATATACACTGTCATACAATGCTTGCTCGTAATGAACCTCGTCTAGATAAGTACTTGAGTAAGTTAACAGTGATGTTTGGTTCTTATTTTATTGAATATCCAGCAGCAGGACAGATTGATTGTCATATTGATCCGATGTTTAACATACAAAGGTATCAACCTAACGAAGGTTACACTGTATGGCACTCTGAAAGAGGTCATGATAAGATTAATAGTGAGAGATGTCTTGTATGGATGACATATCTTTCGGATAACCCTGACGGTGGTACTGAATGGTATTATCAAGAAAGGTATGTTCCTGCGAAGAAAGGAAAGACATGTATATGGCCTGCAGAATGGACACATACTCATAGAGGTCGTGTAGATAAGAACTTAGAGAAAACCATAATTACTGGTTGGTTATTGATTGGATAGATATGGATCAATTTATATACGAGACTACGTTTCCTAAAGATATATGTGATGGTCTGATAGACTTTTATAATACTGATGGAGAATTTAAAAAACATCCTGGTCAGATTAGTAATAATGAGGATACTAAGTCTGATGACAAAGAATCTATAGACTTGAGCATACCTGTAGGTTATGTTGAGTTTGATCAGCGTTTAGATGTATATTTTAATTTCTTACATCAATCATTTATTACATACTTTCAGAAATTTGAACAGGCAAGACTTCCTTGCAAGGTTTCTGAGATTTTTAACATACAATGGTATCCTAAAGGCGGTGGATATAAGATCTGGCACTTTGAGAGGACGAACAATAAACATGCGTTGCGTAGACACCTTGTATGGATGACGTATCTTACGGATAATCCGAACGGTGGCACGGAGTTCCTCTTCCAAGATCTCTACATCCCTGCGGAAAAGGGTAAGACGGTCATATGGCCTGCAGAATGGATGTATACACACAAAGGTCGTGTAGACAAGCACAATGAAAAGATGATCATTACAGGTTGGATGGAATTTATAGCAAAAGGTATGGGCGAATTGACATGATGGAAGTTTTTGATGATTTCATTCCAGAATCATACTTGAAAGATATACAGGACCACTTTCTCCGAGGCGATGCTCCGTGGACATACCTACCATCGGTTACTTACGATAAGTACAAAGGTGATGATTTAGAATCTTTTGGTTTTGGTATGCATATATGTCGGCAAGGTAACTTTGTACAAAATTATTCAAGCACATTGCTAAAAGGACTATTATACTCTATACTAGATAAGACTGGTAAAAAAACTATCTGGAAATCTAGGATTGATATGACTTTGTATAATCCTAATAACTACAGGCACGAGGTTCATACAGATCTAGAGATACCTAATACTACTTGCATATTCTATGTTAATGATAGTGATGGTGATACCGTTCTTTATGAGAAGGGAATGGGAAGGTCTATAGAACCAAAGGCAAACAGATTGTTAATGTTTGATGGGAAAATACCACATACTGGTCATTCACCATCTAAACATAAGAATAGAGTTCTTATTAATACAAACTGCACATGAATTTAATTTGTAACCTCCCTGCTGAGAAAGTATGGGTACGAAAAGAATACTTAACTGATCATAAGAGTGGTCATGGTGAATTTGTAGAAGGTGTATGGGTTGCTGCAAAGAGTTTACCTGGTCGGGCATTTTATTTTGAGACGTATCTACCTGAGTATGGTGCGTTGTATGATAAGTTACCGATATCCGCTTTTCTCCGAGCACCGAAAACACCGACGCCCGATATGAGTCTAGAGAATCTGCAATTTTGGAATTGTATGGACTATGGTGTGATGGCAATCAATAAAGGTTTCATATCTTCTATGGATGCTGAAATACGAACAAGAGACCACGGGTTGATAAAAGGACAATATATCTTTACAATTGATAACTATCATGCAGATATAAATGTGATAGATAATAATGTAAGTGAAGTGCCACAAGAGCATAAGTCTCATAACTGTATTCAATTAGAGAATGGGCAGTATGCACTATATCCAAATAACAGGATGCGTCTGTATGACCTCTCTATAACTCCACAAGAACCAAAAACACCTGACTTTAAGGTTTCTACCATAGAGTATCAAGTTGAGAATGGGACTGAATGGGGTAGACTAGGAGATACTGACGATTATTTCTGGGAAACACCTAAAGAAAAGGAGAACAATGGTAATTAAAGTAGATAAATCAGAAGATTTTAAGAAGAGTGGCAAAAAACTCATCTCAGAGTACGATGCACAAGCATGGTTAGATAAAATTGAGAAGAATGACGAAAGAGAATTGTTTGAGATGAAGAGAAAGAAGGAATTCCTTGACGAGTGCACTAAGTTTAGAAAAGATGGATAAATAATAGCAGCCTATGCTGTCTATATGCCACAACAGTCAACATTTAAAGATTTGAGTGTAGTATTCAAAAAACATCCTGTCACTGATGATCTAGTCACAGTGAAGGATAAGGTTGCTATTGCTCAATCAATCTCTAATTTGTTGCAGACCAATAATGGTGACCGACCATTCAAACCTGATATAGGTTCTGGTATTCGTGAACTATTGTTTGAACAAGCAGACTGGGGTACTGCTGCTGCTATAAGTGGTCGTGTCAGAGAATGTCTTGTTAAATATGAACCTAGAATTAATGTATTAACAGTCAAAGCAGATCCTGACTTTGATAACAATGGTTTTGACGTTTCAATAGAATATGAAATTCTTGGTAGAGACGATGGCAGAATAGTTGCTGATGTATTTCTAGAACGTACAAGATAATGCCTTATACACAGGTCTCAAATTTAGACTTTAATCAAATCAAGACTTCTCTCAAAGAGTATATGAGAGCTCAGTCGGATTTTACTGATTACGATTTTGAAGGGTCTACTCTTTCTGTACTTCTTGACACACTTGCCTATAATACTTACTACACAGCATTTAATACCAATATGGTAGTCAATGAGTTATTCATTGATTCAGCAACACTAAGAGACAACGTAGTAGCATTAGCAAAGCAATTAGGGTATAGACCAAAGAGTGCAACCTCTCCTACAGCATATATTTCATTTACTGTCACATATACTAACGCAACAACTGATACAGAATTATTATTAAAGAAAGGAACTGGATTTACAGCAACATATGACAATAACATTTACAACTATGTTGTATTGGATGATGTAAAAGCACAAGTAGCAAATGGCGTAGCAATCTTTACAGATGTTGCTGTAAATGAAGGAACACAACTTATCAATACATTCACTGTCAACACAGCAAGTAAATCACAAAGATTTATTCTTGATAATCAAAACATAGACACTAATACAATTAGAGTTAAAGTATATCCTACTGGTGGATCATTTAATGAACCATATCTAGTTGCAGATAACATACTAGGAGTTGATGGTACATCAAAAGTATTCTTCTTAGATGAGATAGAAGATGAAAGATATGAGATATTATTGGGTGATGGTATATTAGGTAAAAAATTAGATAACAATGCAAGAATAGAAGTATCATATTTGATAACATCAGGTCCTGAAAGTAATGGTGTAAGAACATTTGTATTCTCTGGTGTATTAGAAAATACTAATAACGTATCACCTACTTCTTTCTCAGTTACAATTAACTCTACTGTTGCAGCAGCGGGCGGTGAAGAGATAGAAAGCACACAAAAGATAAAATATACTGCTCCAAAAGCATATGGCACACAGGAGCGTGCAGTGACCGCAGATGATTATGAAGCAATTGTAAGAAAAGTATATCCAGCAACAAGTGACATCATTATATTTGGTGGAGAGGATCAAGAACCACCACAATATGGAAAAGTATTCATTGTATTGAAACCAACTGATGC